GCGAGGAGGCTACTCCTGATGCGGTAAAAAGCACATCTGAACAAGAATAATTATTTGTACCTACAGTTTTTTATTGCTGAACAATTAGGGATGACTTTAGGTGATTTAAAGAAAAAGATGACACTGGAAGAACTTTATGGCTGGAACGCATATTTTACATTAAAAGGTGAGAGAGAGGAAAAAGCCTACGAAGATGCAAAAAAGAAAGCTCAATATCGTAAGGTACGCTAAAGTATAAATAATGTTTTTTAAAAAATAGTGGCTGGCTCTAATTACGAAGTCAACATAAAAATAGATTTAAAACAAGCTAAGACTCAGTTAAAAGCTTTAGAAGAGCGTATCACCAAGCTAAATAGAATGGCATTGAGTGGTAAAGCGAGTAGACAGGCTGCACAGGAAAGTAAGGAAAAATTAAAAATAACTAATTTAGAACTTAAGAATGACTTAGCACTTTTAAAAGTTAAACAAAATGAACTAAAGCTAGATAAACAGAGTTTTCAACTTGAAAAACAAAAGACAGATCAATTAAGTAAACAACGAAACCTAGAAGGAGGTAAAGCACTTCCTGGAGGAAGCACTACAGGAGGAAATCGTTTTGCTGGTGCTGCTAGTAGTGCTATTATTTCTGGTGCTTTTCCTTTACTATTCGGACAAGGACCATTAGTAGGTGCTGCTGGTGCATTAGGCGGTGGAATAGGATCTTTAGTTGGTGGTCAAATGGGAGGTTTTGCAGGAGGTTTACTTGCAACATCTCTTATCACTCCAGTACAGCAATTTGGAATTGAAGCATCAAAATTAGGACAAGCACTTAACCCTGCTACTAAAGATATAAAAGCACTTACGGCTGCTTTAGGAATAACGGGAACTGAGTTTCAAAAGCAAATTGAGTTACTTGAAAGACTAGGGGAAGAAGAGGCTGCGTTTGAAATGGCTAGAAGAAAAATGATTAATTTAGTAGGTAAAGAAGGAGTAGCTTCTTTAGAAGAGTTTGGTAAAGATACAACAGATTTGGTTAATAGTTTTAGTAGATTAATGACTCAAATGAAAGCAGGATTTGCTAATCTCATAAATTCATCAGGCATATTTAAGTCTCTTACAGAAACCATTGATAGAAATGTAACTATCGGTAAAGCAAAACAGAATACAAATGATGACCCAATACTAACAGCAATTAATAACTTAATAACCGAAAAAAGCACACCTGGTAATTTTTCCAAAGTTAAAGCCAGTTTTCCTCAACTAACTGAAATGTTAGTTAAAAGACAGAAGGTATTAGACATAGAAGATAAAATAACTGAAGCAAAAGACTTACAGGAAAAAATAGCAAAAGCAACTATGAAGGAAACTACTGACGAAGTAGCATTTTTAGAAAAGCATAGAGACTTAACAGCCGAAATGTTTGCTATAGAGGTAAAAATGAGAGAATTAGAAGAGAAAAAAATTGACTTTAATAGAGAAGATTTTATTGCAAATGAAATGAGACTTAATCAACTACAAAAACAAAGACAGTTAGCAGAGGAGTCAGCAGCAGCATTTGAGAGAATGTCGCAAGCAATAGCAACTGACATATCGCAAGGAATACAGGGTATGATCCGTGGAACGTCCACTTTAAATGATGTTCTTAGTAATGTATTAAATAAACTGATAGACGCATCATTTAATATGGCTTTCTTTGGTAATATGCAGGGATCGCTCGGAGGTGGCGGTGGATTATTCGGTTCAGTCCTCGGAATGTTTGGTGAGAATAAAAAGAAAATACCAGAAAGAGCAAAAGGAGGACCAGTTCAAGGAGGTCGTAGTTTTGTTGTAGGAGAAAAAGGACCAGAATTATTTACACCTAAATCAACAGGAATGATTACACCCAATCATGCTCTTGGTGGCTCTACAAATGTAGTAGTGAATGTAGATGCCTCTGGATCGAATGTTGAAGGTGATGAACAAGGTGGCAGAGAACTTGGCCGTCTTATTTCCGCAGCAGTACAATCTGAAATAGTACAGCAACAAAGACCTGGAGGTTTACTTGCATAATGGCTACTTTTCCCTCGATCCAACCTAAATACGGGCAACAGAAACGATCTGCACCATTAACACGCACGGTTCGTTTTGCTGATGGGTATGAACATAGAATTTTATTTGGAATAGCAGAACATCAAAATCCAAAAGTATTTAACTTTACTTTTGAAGTATCAGAAACAGAAGCAGATACTATAGAAACCTTTCTTGATGCCCGTGCTAATGACAGTGCTAGTTTTGACTTTCAACCTCCTGGTGAAGCTAGTTCATCTAAATTTGTTTGCGAAGCATGGAGTAAATCAATACCATATTTAAACAGAGCAACAGTGCAAGTTACATTTAGACAAGTATTTGAACCATGAGCACTGATCCTGTTTTTAGTGAAGTTCAAAAGATTAATCCTTCAGCGATTATTGAGCTTTTTGTATTGCAGTTAGATAACGCATTACATGGTGCAACTACCATTTATAGATTTCATGCAGGATCGAACTTAAATGCTAATGGTGAAATTGTTTTTGCTGGTAATACCTATCTTAGATTTCCTATAGAAGCTACAGGTTTTGCATATCAGCGTGGACAACTACCTCGTCCTAAATTAAGAGTTAGTAATGCTACAGGACTAATCTCATCTATCTTAGTAAGTGTAAATCAGGTAACAAGGGGTAATGATTTAACAGGTGCTACTTTTACAAGAATAAGAACAATGGCAAGGTTTTTAGATGCTATAAATTTTCCTGGTAATACAAATCCACTTGGTACACCAGATCCTTCAGCAGAGTTTAAACGTCAGGTATTTACAATAGATAGAAAATCCGCAGAAAATAGAGAAGTAGTAGAATTTGAATTAGCAGCTTCTTTAGATATGGCAGGGGTTCGAGCACCGAAAAGACAATGCACTCGTGCTTTATTTCCTAGTATTGGTACGTTTAATTGATGGATTGGAAACAAGATGCGTTGCTTCATGCGAAAGACCAAGACCCAAAAGAATCTGTTGGTCTTTTGTTAAATATTAAAGGCAAGAAAA